ATGCCCGAGCATATCAAGGAGATGGCTCGACTCCACGCTCTCGAAGTACAATCCGAGGGACGTGTTCAAGTAATTAACTATACAACAATCAACCCACACGGAGACTAATGGAACGAATGAAAAAAATAAAAACCAAAACAATTCAAGTAACACCATTGCAAGAGTATCTAATAACATGGGGCTTACAAGCTATAAGATATGAAAGTGATGGACAATTAACCAGTGGTAGGAACTTACTCAGAAAGCTAGGTGACTATGACACAAAACTAACATACTAATATGACATCAATAGAAAAGAAAGAACAAATGTTTGAAATGTACATAGATGACCTACGCTTTCTCGGTGCAGAGATACCCTATCTGCATTGGGGTATTACAAACGATGGTGAAATCTATTTACTATGGGATAAAATAAATGATGATGTAGACAACCATCATCTGCAATATTCAAACCTATACAGAACCAAGCTCGATGAGTTTGTGAATTACTTTAACCTCACCCATCAAATTACGGATGAGGATTTATAATGATAATTAATGTGTTGACAGCGTGGAATGAGCCGTCCTATATTTAGTGATGGCTCATTTCTACGACTGCACTAACGAACCCAAGTTTGAAAAGAATGTAACGACACCCGCTCAAGCTAGAAAGAATAACTACAAGACCTACCCTTCAGTCACGACTGTACTAGGCATAATCAAGGATGACTTTCTTGATTCAATTTATAAACCCCGAATGATGGTAGACCTTGCACGCAAGCACCCGAACCTAGTGTGGCAAGACATCGAGACTTTAGTATACGGAACACGGGAACACCCTGTAACGGGCGACACGATAGGTTCATCTGAATTTGGTACTGCGGTACACAAATGTATTGAAGATAAGGTAGAGGCTATGATGCAAGGCACAGAGGCCGAACCTAATCCATACGACCCATGGGCAGAACCATTCCTTGAATGGATAGAAGAGAGCGAGACCAAACCAATGTGTTGTGAACATATCATTGGCTCTCATACAATTAAGACTGCGGGTTCAATAGACTTTATGGGCTACGATGAGGACGACAAACTCTTCTTAGCTGACTACAAATGTAGAACAAATACCAAGGGCAAAGCTAAGACTTACCCAAAAGATTGTGAACAGTTGGCCATCGAATCCTATATGGTTATGAAGGAGTACAAACTTGATTACTTACCTAAGTGCATTACTGTATGTGTGGACTGCGACACAACTAAACATTATCACAGGCAGTGGACACCACAGGAAATGGACATCGGTATTAAGAATTTTAAATACGCTTGTAAATTATATTGGAACAAAAGGATGAAAAAATGAGTGACGAAAACCCTAACTTAGAATACTACGAAGAACTAATACACGCAGAAGATGCCATCCAATTTGATGGCCTCGACTACGCAATCGTTGGCACTAGCCACGATGGATATTATATCTATGACTACGACAGACTGATTGAATGTTTTATGTCCGATAGTGGAATGACATACGATGAGGCCGTGGAATGGATTGACTACAATGTACTCGGAACTAATGGTGGTACAGGATTTATAGTTATATATAGCCTTGAAGAAATTTGAAATAATCTATAAGCATTTTGATATGCATCCCGACTATCGTGGTTATCAAGTGAGATGGGCTAATGATAAAGCTCAAGCAATCAAATATATCTGTCCTACTAAACCCACTAAGGAGGGATACGGAATCACTAAGAAGGGTGCGAGGATACAAATACTAGAAGTAAACGAAAGGTAATTATGGGCAAGGGAATGCAACCCAAAGCGGGATACAATCAGAAACTTTACGACCAAAACTATGACGGCATAGATTGGTCATCGACTAGGAAAAAATCCAATGAGAACAATAAAACTACTAACAAAAAAAACAAGTGACTTATCTACCCGCAAGCCAACTCGCAAGGTGGCGAAAGGAAAACGAACCAAGTAAGTGTCCGATATTAAATAGAGAGACAGACGATTGGGTAGTTGACCATGACCACAGTAGCGGAGAGATTCGGGGAGTAATAAGTAGACAAGCCAATACATTAATAGGTAAGATGGAAAACATATATACATCTATGTGTAAGGGAGACCCTAGGGAATTGCCCGATGTCCTTGAGAACATAGCATCATACCTTAGGCAGCCCGACTCAGAGATACTACATCCTGTTGGACTCAAGCAACTTACAAGTCGGTTCAAAAACAATTTAAAAAAAGATGACCAAGTCTTTCTACTTACTACACTCGGTGCTACAAATTGTGAATTAAATACTTGCATCAACATATCCCATCGTGTAAAACTATTTAAGAATTTATTAAAAAAATATTATGACAAAAGAAATAAATCATACACATCAACTTGTGCTGATTCAAGGAGAACTCAAAGCTCCGAAGGGTCAGACGAACAAGTTCGGAGGGTACTCTTATCGCTCCGCAGAGGACATACTCGAAGCAGTAAAACCTCTCCTACAAAAACATAACTGCGACCTTACACTCAGCGATGACATCGTAGAGGTAGGAGGTAGAGTATATGTAAAGGCAACCGCCCGACTCGTATCACACAACCCATTCTCTGAAGTAGAAACCACGGCCTATGCTCGTGAAGCTGAAGTAAAGAAGGGCATGGATGATGCACAGATTACAGGGTCAGCTAGTTCTTATGCACGCAAGTACGCACTGAACGGACTGTTCTGTATTGATGATACCAAAGACCCCGATGCAACTAACACGCACGGCAAGTCACAACCCAAAACTAAAACCCCGTCTATTGACGAAGACTTATTTTAATTATGACAGACATAAACCAATACGATAACAATAACAGCGGAGTTCTATTTAAGAATGACCGCAAAGAAAAAGAAACCCATCCCGATTTCCGTGGCACTGCGGAAGTGGATGGCAAATCCTACTATCTGAAAGGATGGAAAAAGGTATCCAAGAAGGGAGTATCCTTCTTGTCTTTAGCATTGGATGTAAAAGAAGATGCTACACCGAAGAAGCCCGCACCTGTTGATGTTAATGACAGCGACCCATTCTAATGCAATACGATAAGGAATGGTGGGATAAGTTCCGACAAGATGAGGTGGATGAAATACTCCACCTCACTAGTCTAAAGAACTCTGACTACACAGGTGGCGAGAAACAAAGTAACCCATTCGAGAACTTTGATGGGTCTACTGATTTCGGGATTGAACCACTAGTAGGTGTAGCTCTACGGATGCAAGATAAGTTCCAAAGACTTAAAGCATTCTGCCGAGATGGTGAACTATCACTGAATGAAAAAGGTGACACCGCTCGTGACATTTTTAGGGACTTGATAGGTTACTCCTTGATAGCCATAGGGATGTTAGAACGCAACAAAAAATAACCGATAGCTATGTTAGAATCATACCCCTTTCTCATTAGAGAAACTATGACTAACAACTATCAAACGAATCAACCAATTATGTTAAAGACAATACACGAAGCTACAGAAGTATCATTAAATGCATACAATGAAATCTCTCAAAGAGAAATCCCCAAAGAATCACAAGACCGATTCAGATTTCTAGGCCAGTGTTTGAACGCTTTGACTAAGCAACTCGAATCAGAGAATGATAGACTTAGTCGAGCCAAACAATAGAGAAGCTGAAGAAAAACTAATCGCTTGCTTATGTGTTGGTGGAGATTCATCCGCATACGATAGCGTATCATCCATCTTAACTGAGGATGATTTCTATTTCCTAAGACACCGGCTACTGTTCAAAGCAGTAGCCAATCTTAGCGAGACTAGCACACCGATAGACGAGATAACCATTATGGAATATCTCAAGTCAATCGAGTGCCTTGACGAAGTCGAGGGTGTCACAGGCATCATCGACATACTCAGTAAGAGTAACAGTTCAATGCAACTCAAACATTGTACTGATATTGTATTAGAGAAAGCGCACTTAAGAAGATTACGAAGAGCCTACATACTCGGTGCCGAGAATGCATCTGCCGAAACTGCAACATCACAGCAGATAAAAGCAGATGTAGAAGAGCAGACATCAAGAGTCAGTCAGACAGCAGACAGCGGACAAGCAGTCCAAGATACAGCTAATGAACTGAAGGAAGATTTTGCTGCGATGTTGAGTGGAGAATATGTGAATGATGTGGTGAGAACCCATCTACCACAGCTTGACTCAATGCTCGGCAGTGGAGGCATAGGTGCGGGCGAGGTACTAACACTATCTGCACCCACATCTTGTGGTAAGTCAGCACTAGCATTATATATAGCTACGCAAGCTATGCTTAAAGAGGCTGTACCTACCCTTATATTCTCTTTGGAGATGCCACGTAAGCAAATTATCAAGCGGATGGTGCAAGCCATCTCCGGGGCAAATCTAAAGCAAATACAGGAGCGTGTAATATCAGATGAGAATCTACAGAAAGTAAACGAGGCTACCGATATGGTTGCCGGGTTACCTTTCTATAGTATTCACACAGCAC